AGTCGCCTGCAAACAATAGAGAGATATCTAATTCTTCTTTATTGCTGAGTAGATCAATTGCGCTCATCATTTGACCTTGGGTTGGCGAACCATCAGCACCATTTGCTAGAGAATAACTCAAGTTTGTTGGTGAGTAGAATACACCAGCAGCATTTGCTTGTACAACTGTGTTACCCCAAGCTGAGTTTGCACCAGATAGGTGACCCATCCAGTGAATATACTTGGAACTGCGGAAGATAACTTCCTTGTAGAAGATTGATGCGCCATCATCGCCCTTGGCATCAGATGCCTTGGATAGATTTGAGTAACGCTCTAGCACTGTATTTGCTACACCACTTACGACGCCATCTTCATCCACGACAACCATATGAAGTTCGTCTTTGATAACGGAGTTATTTGTTACTGATAGAGCATATGTTGATGTGTTTGGTGCAGAATCAAAATATGGTGCATAAATCCAGTTTGCGAAGTCTGCAGTATTTGCACAAACAGAAACCTTGAGGCTATTACCTAGTGAACCAGGATATCTTGCAGCCCATGCAATGCTTGCGTTTGATGTTTGATACTGGTTGCTGAAGTATGCTTCATCATTTGTAATTGTAAGGTAACTGTTTGCGTTTGAAACAGCGTTATTTGATGCGCCTGCACCAGCTGTGCTGTTAACAACACGAACGACGCGGAGGTCATTTCCGTATGCTAGGAAATTTGCAGCAGACATGAATGATGCTGCTGAATTGTTATCTGGTTTGAAGAACTTTTCTGCTAGTTCGACTTCGTTGGAAACTTGTGTTACAACGCTTGCAGGACCCCAACGAAAGAATCCAACGGTTGCGCCTGTAGACGTGCCAACCGCTGGAACGGAAGTTGTGAGATCAATTTCAGAAGTGTTAACTCCTGGAGAAACTAAAAATGCCATGGTGTTACTCCTGTGGATGGAGGATAGAAATTCTACTGTTTATTTAGTAATTGGGGGTTTTTAACGATTTACGATGTTCCAAACTACTCCATCGGATATAAAATCATGATTCGGATTATCAACTTCCTCATGCCCAGCCAAAAATGTCGGCAATGATTCTTCTTCAATTTGCCTTAATTGTTCTTCATGCAATTTTTGTTTAATATTTGTATCTGTTAAATCTGAGAAGAAGTTCTGATTCGTGCACCAGGAGAACAATACTAATGTCATTACTAGGTCGTCATGCGAACCTTCTTCAGCTTCGAATGATCCAGCCTTGGCAATAAATGTTGACAACTCTGAGATTGTATCAAAGTCTTGTGTAAGTAACTTTTGTTCTTCAATCAGATTTTTGAGAATAGAACACCCCAAACGTTTGACAGATTTAGTCGTACGGATACCACGCTGAGACTTGTTGCCATAACCCCAAGTCATAGCCATCTTACCTTTAATTTCGACTGTAGAGAGGATGTTTTCGTAATCGTAGTCTTCAAACAAACTGTCGACAACCTGCTGTCCATTGTCGTTAATTTCTACGAGAACATAGGCTTGATTGTAATACTCGCCAATGCGTTTAATTATCGAAGGATAAACTAGTGGACTAATTGTGTTGTCTTTATATGTACAGACTTGACGATACGGAATTGTCGTAATATCAATAACACTAAATGCCGAAAAGTCCAGTCCTTTGCCTCGACTTGTATCAACTACAATGATGTAGTTTCGGTTCTGGACTGGAGGTTGATATATCTTTACGCCAATGTCAGAGACGTGAGCTGGTTTGACAAACGCAAGAGACTTGAGAGCAGCAGAGGATAACATAGTTCCCGCTGATCCCATAAACTCACATTCCATTTCTTGTAGAAACTTCTCGTCACCAAGAACTCTGCGCTGTTCTTCTGCCCATTGTTGAGATCTTCCTGGGACTTGACGCCAGTTTGCTTCAATATGTTTAAATCCATTCTGACCTTCAACTGCCTCAGTCCACATTCTATAGTAGTGATTCATACCGTTTGGCGTTGAGGAGATAAGAATTTTGGATTGTGTGCCAGAAGAAATGGTTGGGTAAACCGAAGTAAAAAACTCATCGGCGATATTACTTGGTACGAATGCGAACTCGTCAAGATATAGTAACGAGATAGAGTAACCACGTATTGCGCTAGAAGCAGTAGAGGTTGCCATCACACGACAGTTGTTTTCTAATTCAATGTCGCCCTTGTTCCATGTACGCACGCCTTGTTGTAACCATAATGGCAATGCTTCGTATGCAATTTTAATGCGATTTAAGATTTCGCGCGCAGTTGGTGCTTTGTTGGCAAGGATAGCCACAAACTTATCTTCATTGAATAGAATGTACCAAAGAATATAACCAACAACCATTGTGGTCTTACCAACCTGACGACCTGCCTTCACAATTACACGGCGATTGTCGTTGATATCAGTAATGGCTTGACGCTGAAATGGGTACAAATTAATTTGCACGAAACCTTTGTCAAGAGTAATGATCTTAACATAGTTTTCAATAAAATAAATTGGATCTGCTGCGCATTTGACAAACTCACGAACTTGATCTTCCGTGAGTTGCATTGGCATGTTAATTCTCTTGAGATGCGGATTCCCAAGATAGTGTTTTAATTTACTCGGCAGATTCATTCTTTAATTTCTTTAACAGATCAGCAGTAGATCCAACAAACACAGCCTTCTCAACGTTAATATTTTGCTGCATTGCTTGCTCTTGTGGACCTTTAAGTTCTTTCTGTTGTTTTTGTAGAATCATAAGTTTCTCTGTAACATCAGAGAGATTCTTAATCATATTTGCAGCGACTTCGTATGCTCTTGGGTGCTGTGATTCTTTAGCAACTTCAAGAATGCCCTCGAGCGCTTCGTTGCCTTTTTCTATTAGATTATAATAGTTTGCGCGCGAATAGTCTGCGTCTGGTTCAACAGAATCAGATTGATAAATCGTTACAGGTTTATCTTCTTTTACAACAGGAACATAATCTGTATTCAAAATATTAGCAAGGTTTTTATCTACGTCACTCATAAAAATTACACATGTTAGAATTAAATACCACCACTCGTTGCACCAGCAAGAATACTATAACTTACAACAGCAAGATCAGTTCCACCAGAATTTTTTATTCGCAAATTGCCAGTAGCATTTGCTGAAATGTAACCACCATCAGGATATGGAGACTCTACATACCATTGCCATTCTCTAGTTGTATTTAACTGAAGTGAAGTTGCAACTGTGCCAGAAGTCGGAGAATCACCAGTAGGTGTGTCTAGATATCCATAATAACTTGATGCGCTGCCGCTCAACAGCCAAGTAAAGTTAAAATCATTGTCGCCAGTGTTTACGTTTGATTCTCTATATGTTCCGCTTCCATCTGCTCGTAAAATTAAACTACAAGCTGCCCATGAATTAAATGTTCCATTCGGACCACCACTTGCGGTAAGATTAACATCATATCCTAATCCTGCATCATGTTGAGGTAGCGAAGCATTTAAAATAGATGCGTTTAAAAATTGACTAATAGCCAATCCAGCTGTAGTTGTGCTAATAGCATTCAATGGAGTGATATTAGGAACATAACTTCCGCCTCTCACATAAGCAGAGAGATTATTCGGACCACCGAACTCAGTTTTAATTTTTGTTAAACTTGCTGGTGATGTTACTGGCATTATTTCTTGCCTTCAACTTTTTCTAGTCTTTCAGTCAATTCTTTGATAGACTCAATCAAAACTGCAACAAGACGATCATAAGCAACAGACATGTAACCGTTTGGTGCTACCTTAACAACTTCAGGGCAAATATTTGCAACTTCTTGAGCGATGATACCAACTTGTACAGATTCATCAACATGTCCAAGTTTCTTGGCATCGTCATTCCATTCATAAGTTACACCGCGAATAGAATTGACTTTGCTCAATGCATTGCTTAGAACTGCAATATTTGACTTGAGTCTTTCGTCAGAATCAATAATAAAGTCAGCAGCATATAAGTTTGATCCGCTGCGATAAATGCTTCCATCGTATGTCAATGAACCAGAACCAGACCATATTGCAACATAATCTGTTGCACCGCCTGACAATGCTGCACCTGAAGTTCCTTGTGCGCCTGTTGGACCAGGAGGACCACCAGGACCTGTTGGACCAGTGCCACCAGCAGGACCAGTTGCGCCTTGAGGACCTGTTGGTCCAGGAGAACCTGCAGGTCCAGGAGAACCTGTTCCGCCAGTCGGACCAGTAGCACCAGTAGCACCTTGAGGACCTGTTGATCCTGTTGGTCCAGGACCACCATTTGATCCTGCTGGACCAGTAGCACCAGTAGCACCTTGTGGACCTGTTGGTCCAGGACCACCATTAGATCCTGTTGGACCAGTAGCACCTGTTGCACCTTGAGGACCTGTGCCACCAGGAGAACCTGTTGGACCAGGACCACCGCTTGGACCTGTTGATCCTGTAGCACCTTGTGGACCTGT